GGAACTTTACATTAACTCATTTTATGGAACGAATAAATATCTATAATGAAGAACAGTTTGATTATGAAATTAAAAGGATAAAAATGAAATGACAACTAAAATTCTAAAACTGTCAAGCGGTGAAGAAATAATTTGTAATGTTGTTCAGAATGTGGAGAAACCTTACCTTAGCGTAGTTTCCCCCATGAAGTTAAATTCATATCCTAAAGCAACCAGAAATGGTATTGAAGAGGCCTTGTCTTTGCAGAGATGGATTCACTTTGCCGAGACTGACACTTATGATATTCCAAAGTCTCAGATTATAGTGCTAACAGAAGCGTCTTTAGGATTAACTAGATTCTATGACTATTGTGTGAGTAAATCTAAAAGAGAAGATGATAGTGTATTATCTGGTGCGCCCACCAATCAAGAACTAGATGATATTATGGAAGAAGAATGGGATGAAGAATACGGTGATACTGTATCTAAACTATTACATTAGATCTATTCATTCTCAAACCCAGCATAGTAAATATACCCTGTTGTCAAGAGATTGTCAATAAGTTTTTGAAATAAATTTATCTCTTGACATTTGAATCAAGATATAGTATGATGTATCTATTAATCGCACAAAAGCGACAATATATGTGGAGTGAACATGGCTAAAAGAAAAACAGGAGTCCATTATGTCAATAATGCTGATTTCCTAGAAGCAATGAAAGAATGGAAGGTCAAGTGCAAAGAAGCAGAGGAACTAGGTGACCCACAACCACCAGTTACTAATTATATCGGTGAATGTTTCTTAAAGATTGCCAACCACCTTTCTTACCGACCAAATTTTATTAACTACACCTACAGAGATGAGATGATTTCTGATGGCATTGAAAACTGTCTACAATACTGTGGCAACTTCAATCCAGAGAAGTCAAAGAATCCTTTTGCATATTTTACACAAATTATATACTATGCTTTTATTCGTAGGATACAAAAAGAAAAGAAACAACAACACATTCGACACAAGGTAATCGAAAACATGAGTGTTGATGTTCTTGCAGTTGGGGAAGATATGGAACAAGCACAGTTTGTTGATTATCTACAGAAGAACTTTCTACCCGCTGAGGATGTATACAAACCTAAGAAGAAAAAGAAAACAGAACCAAAAGGACTTGAAAAATTTTATGATGATGAAGGTGAAGAGATAAATGAAAATAGCGCTGATAACTGATACACACTTCGGCGCCCGTAACGATAACCTTGCTTTTAATGAATACTTCTACAAATTTTGGGAAGAAGAGTTCTTTCCTTATTTGGATAAACACAACATTAAAACGGTTATTCACTTGGGCGACCTTATGGACAGACGGAAGTTTGTATCATATAAGATTGCAAAAGATTTAAGAGAAAGGTTCATTGAACAGTTTGTACATAGGGGTATCACCTTGCATATTATGGCAGGAAACCACGATACCTACTATAAGAATACAAATGAAGTAAACTCACTGTATGAGTTGATTGGTGAACCAGGCAAGGAAAAGTATCCTAACATTCACTGTTACGATTCCCCATGTACAGAAGAGTTTGACGGAACGGGCATTCACTTTATGCCTTGGATTTGTACTGATAACTACGAACGATCCATGAGGAGTGTTGAGATGACCTATGCACAGGTGTGTATGGGGCATTTTGAGATCAATGGGTTTGAGATGCACAAAGGACACTTTTCTGAAAACGGTTACGAGAAGAACTTCCTAAACAAGTTTGATACAGTTTTCTCTGGACACTTCCATAAGAAGTCAGATGATGGACATATCTACTATCTCGGCAATACTTACCAGATGACATGGAGTGATGATGGATGCCCGAAAGGATTCCACATCTTTGACACAAGCACAAGAGAACTGGAACGTATTGTAAATCCACATACCATCTTTGAGAAGGTATACTATGACGATACAACCACAGATTATTCTGATTTTAATGTCTTGACATTGAAGGATAAATTTGTTAAAATAATCGTTGTTAATAAAAAAGACTTCTATAAGTTTGATAGATTTCTTGATAAGGTTCTTTCCGAATCTGGTGCCCATGAGGTAAAGATTGTAGAGGACTTTAGTGAACTGGATGCAGAGAATGTTGATGATGCTATTGTTGAAAATGCAGAGGATAACATGACATTAATTGAGCGTTATATTGATGAACTTGATGTTGATTTAGACAAGTCAAGATTGACCAGTATGATGAAGTCTTTATATGTAGAAGCGAGTGATTTAGAACTTTGATAACTTTTAAGTATGTACGTTGGAAGAATCTTCTTTCAACAGGAAACCAATTTACAGAGATACAGTTGGATAGAAGTCCAACTACTCTAATCATTGGCGAAAACGGAGCGGGTAAATCAACTATCCTTGATGCTCTCTGTTTTGGTCTATTCAACAAACCCTTTCGTAGTATCTCAAAGTCACAACTTATAAACTCTGTCAACGGTGGTGGCACTATTGTTGAGGTTGAGTTTATCGTTGGTGGCAAAGAGGTTCGTGTGGTTCGTGGAATCAAACCTAATAAGTTTGAGGTATATGTAAACGACAACATGATAAACCAAGATGCAAACGCAAGGGATTATCAGAAACACTTAGAACAGCAAATCTTGGGATTGAACTATCGTTCTTTCACACAGGTTGTTATTCTTGGTTCATCTACCTTTGTTCCTTTCATGCAGTTGTCTACCAAGGCACGCCGTGAGGTAGTTGAGGATATTCTAGATATCAAGGTTTTCTCTTTGATGAACTTCTTGCTCAAGAACAAGAACAAGGAACTCAATGAAGAAATCCGTAATATAGAATATCAGTACGACTTGACTAATGAAAAGATTTCTCTTCAAGAGAAGTTCATTGAGGACGTAATAAATAACAAGTCAACTATTATTGCAGAGAATAGGCAGAAAATCTATGACAACAATTTCACTATCAATGCAAGAAATGATGACATCCTATCCCACGAAACTACCAAACAAAACTTATCCTTTGACGCTGAAGAACAGACTAAGATTGAGCAGAAGATAAAGAAACTGACTCAGACTGAAGCAGCGCTTAAAAATAGAAAGTCAGAACATGACCGTCAAATTCAATTTTTCCAGACAAACGATGAATGCCCGACTTGCGAACAACCGATTACAGAATCAACTAAGCAGACGAAGATCGAATCTAGTAGCACAAAAATCGGAGAAATTGAAAACGGTATCAGAGATTTACAAGGAATGGAACGAGAAGAAAAAGACAGACTCGACACCATCCTAAGTGATTTAGAAAAGATTAGAAGTGCCGATGTAGAGATTGCAAAGATTCGTGCATCCATCACAGAGATGGAGAAGTTCAATGCCAAACTACAAAAGGATGTTGAGACATACGAATCTGGTTCTGTATCAGAAGAAGATAAAACAAAACTTGCAGAACTAAAAGGTACTATTAAGTATATTGATGAACAGAAGTCCAAACTAAACGAGGACAGGTTCTATATTGATATTGCTAAGAACCTATTACAAGACAGCGGTATCAAGACAAAGATTGTCAAACAGTATCTACCAATAATGAACAAGTTGGTGAATACATATCTATCGTCTATGGATTTCTTTGTGAACTTCAACATAGACGAAAACTTTCAAGAAACTATCAAGTCACGCTTTCGTGACGAATTTTCCTATGCGTCTTTCTCAGAAGGAGAAAAGATGCGTATCGACTTGGCATTGCTTTTCACATGGAGAGCAGTTGCAAAGATGAAGAACTCAACGAATACCAACCTACTCATTCTAGATGAAATCTTTGATTCGTCTTTGGATGGTACTGGTACAGATGATTTCCTCAAAATCTTGAATACGTTTTCAGATCAAAACGTGTTTGTAATTTCCCATAAACAGGATATGCTTTTTGATAAATTCAGAAGTGTTGTCCAATTCAAAAAAGAGAAAAACTTCTCAAAGGTGGCATAATATGAGACAAAGTGAACGCTTCTATGAACTCTTAGAAGAAATGAAAAGAACGCATGACGCAAAACGACACGACTATGCAAGTACAGAGGATGTATTCGCAAACTTCAGACATTGTGAAATCGCTGGTATTCCAGCATGGAAAGGTGTCTGTGTTCGTATCAGTGACAAGTTTAGTCGCATTATGGGGTTCGCAAGAAAAGAACGCCTAGAGGTGAAGGACGAAAGTATCAAGGATACTTTGGTTGACATGGCAAACTATGCTCTTATTGCGTTGATTCTTTATGAGGAAGATAATGGGAAAAAGAAGTGATTTTGATAGAGTACCTAGAGATTTCTATCCCACACCAATTGAAGCAGTAAGACCTCTAGTTCCCCATCTACCAGACAAGGGTTTGTTCGGAGAACCTTGTGCTGGAGATGGTAGACTGATTCGACATATTGAAGAACTCACAGGAATGCTAGGTTACTGGATGACAGACATCGAACCTATGGCAGACTTTGTTGGTGATGGTGACGCTACTACAGACAAGATTGTAGGGTGTGATGTTGTAATAACAAACCCGCCATGGAATAGAAAGATACTTCATCCAATCATCGAAAACTTGTCAGACCAGTTGCCGACATGGTTACTATTTGATGCTGATTGGATACACACCAAACAGAGTGTAGAATTCATGCCTAGGTTGAAAAAGGTGGTAAGTATTGGCAGGGTTAAGTGGATTGAAGATAGTAAAAGCACTGGTAAAGACAACTGTTGTTGGTATCTATTCGATAAACCCAATGATATCCCTACACAATTTTTTGGAAGAAAATGAAAAAAAGTTCTAAAAACATCTTGACTTTGTTCTCAAAACAGGGTATTATGAATATACAAACTGAGAAAACAAACGGAGAATTATATTATGGCACATGAACTTGAAATCGTAAATGGTAACGCA